CACCCCACTCACTCAAATTATTCCAAATTACAATAAAGTCGGTACTTTTGCACAATGTTTGATGTTTTGTAAGCCACTCAAGCATCTTTCTATGACGCTCAGTTGGGTCATGGATACCCCAAGCAATTGAGTAAAACTCACGCACACTACATAGGTCTTTGCTTGTAGAGTTAAGAGCTAGAACTAAAACAAGTGCAGCTAACCATTTCACGGATACGCCCACGCAATAATGTAACTACAGAACATGACAAAGCAAAAGAAAAAGGCTAGAGCAATAATAGCCTCTAGCCAATCCATCATTTTTCTTGCTCATCAGCCTTTGCAGAGGCTTGTGCAATCTTTAAGTGTTGGTGCTTAAAGTAGATGTTTACCAATAGACCACATATAGCAATCACAACACCAGAGATAGCAGCAAACTCATTGGCTGTTAAACCAAATATTACCGCAGCACCAGAACCACCATAGGTAGCTGCTGACGCTACCTTTGTACTTAGGGCTTCGTTTGTCATGGTGCATCAGGCCATGTAATAGTCCAAGGGAATCCACTCTGTGCAGTTACATCACGCAGGGCTTGACGATAAGTAGCCCATACTGCTTTGTCAACAGGTGCATCAGCTACTTGTGTCCAATCACTGTCTTTTAGCTTTTCACCACGTTGCTCACGCATAGCTTTAGCTTGTTCAGTATCCTTAGAAGCCTTGTAAGCAACTTCTTGTTCAGCAGCAGTAGTAGTTACGCCATCTACCACTTGGTCAATAAAGACAGGGCCAAGAATATGCTTTGTGTACCACTTGCCATCAAGTTGCTCAACACCAGAGGCTTGAGAGTATTGGTAAACAGTACCGCCTGTAGCTTGTGGGCCTTCAAAAACTACATCAGCACCTAAAGCATCTAAGACTTCAGTTGTTGTTATGTCCCATGATGGGCCACCATTGGCTTTTGTGTATGCACGAAATTCTGCTTCGTACATGACTTGACCTGTTGATTTGATTCGTATTTGCATGATGTTCCTTATGCTAATTTTGGTAAAGAAAAGCCAAACTTGTTGTATCTAGCTCTCCACTCTACTGTTGGTTTTGGTATGCCTAACGCTTCAGAAGCCGATTTAGCCGTAACAAAATACCCTTGTGGCGTATTAACGCCTCGTTGTTTATAGTGATTTGCACCACCAATCTTTGCACTCATCTTAGCTTTAACTTCTGGTCTGTGCATTGGATTTTTATCCCCAGCAGACCAAGGATGTGGAATACCACGCATAGCTTGTGATTTTTTTAGTTTTGTTTCTTCACTATCAAGTTTGCCAAGATTCCCATCCCGCACATTTTCACGACCAGTCCCAATAAATACATTACCAATTTCGTATGCGCCAGAATCTTTGACCCTGCACATACAAAATTTGTCAGCACCACGCCCACGCTGTGCAAGTTTCCCAGAATCATTCCAAATTGTTAACCATTCTTCAAAGGTCAACAAAAATGGAATCTTTCTAGTTCTAGCGTTTGACTTTTGCATCCTGTAACTTTTTAAATATTTTGTCTTTTCTTCTTCAGTAAACATGGCAACCCCTTTGTTAAGTAATTGCCAAGTATACCATACTACGCCACCGCAAAAAAGATGAATGTGCCACCAGAGGCATTGATAGCGGCTGGTGCAGTTGAACTAAGTTCAAACCCTGCACTGTATGTGTCGATGTAGTCTGTAGATGTTACTTCAGCGGCTGTACTATTCAAGAGCAAGTAAGGGTCATTACCTGCAATAATGCCACGGGCTGTATCCCATACATACCAAGCACCAGTTGAGTCTGTACGCCTAATTAGTACAAACCTTGCACCTGCTGTGAAACCACAGTCAATTTGCTTTGTAGTAGCTGTACCTGTGTATGAGCCTACTTTGCTGACCCCTGCACACGTTGCAAAGAGGTAAGCCACATAAGTTGTTCCAGACCCATTTACCGCAGTATCTGTCCCCACTGTAAATACTGATGCTGTTGGTGTAGTGTTATTCCAAAAAGCTATATCAGTAATAGGTGCATTAGTAACATTTAAAAATGAAATTTTTGTATTTCCAGTGGTAGTTGAATATACTATCCAATTTTCAACAGCACTTCTCATCTTTACAATCATTAACTGAGGCACAGCACCTAAGTTGTGATTTACAGTTCTGTTAGCCCCCGTCCCTGTATAACAAACAACATCCATAAAAGATGGCGCACGTTTAAAGCTATGGAAAAGTGCTGTTGTTTCAGCAGTATTTGCACTAACCTGAAACCCTGTTGAATTCCAGTTCTGTGTTGCAAAGACAACGGAAGTGCTTTCTGCGGCAGTACTACTTGTAATACTTCCAAGATATTTACTTGTTGTATTTGTGCTTACACCACGCAACCTATCCACTGCTGAGAAGTTTCTTGTTTCACCACCCCTGTTTGCAATTAACTGCATATCAACAGGAAAGTTTGTTGTTTGTTGAGTGCCTTGCATTGCGTTAACCGCAATAGGACTAAACACACTAGTACCAGTTGTAGGCACTTTCATTGGGCCTCTACGAATGGCTATGTAGATTAAATTTGTATTTGCACCCCAATACGCACTACTTCTAAACCCTGTAGCATTTGGAACACATCCTGTAGATGTTGACTGGTAATTATCTGCTTGGGTTAAATTTGGGTCTAAATTAGATAAGAACGTGTTACCCATTCCACGCATATTGTCATACATTTCCCAACTGTAAGCCGCATTAGTAGCCTTAACCATTACCCATTGTGGTTCATATCCAAGGCTAACAGTTACATCATCACCAGCACCAGTATTAAAAGACCCACAAGAAATAACATTGTCTGTACCAGTTAGGCCAAAGCCTCCTGCGTCATGGGCGAATATGTAGGCGACATATGTGTGTCCACTGGTATTCATTGGGTTAATCGTTGGATTTCTTACAATGAACTGAGTTGATGTAGGCAGACCGCCTTGAGCCGTATTAGGAAATGGACTAAACCCAGTGCTTTCTGCCACAGTTGTATTGAGTTTTACAAAGCTATCTGATGAACTAAGTGATCTGTGACTAACACACCAATCAGAAGTATTTGAAGTATTCTTTACAATTATACAGCCCGGTACACTACCAAGACTATGTGTAAGTGTTCTTGATGTATCACCATTACCTGTCCAAGTCACAACATCAAAGAACTTTGGTTGCTTGCGGAATGTCCATGAGGCGTAGGTAATACCACTTGTATTTTCACCGTTGTAATCAAGACCTAATGAAAAACCAGTTGTGTTAAACGCTGTTAATGAACGACCACTACTTGCTGTGGCTTGAGCTGCTGTTGCATTTGTTTGTAAATATTTTTGTACGCCACGACTTGTGTCAAATAATTGGTGTGAATTACCACTTGCATTTGATGCTCTTGGCTTTAACCAAACCAACCCACCTTTTGTAGATAAGTCAATATTGTTTGTAATTGTTAAAGCTGCTGCTGTGCCTGTGTAAAGGTATGTGCTAAAACACGATTCTATATAGTTTGGTTCGGCAACAACACCTCCTCCGAACCCATCGTAGGATGCAGCCCCACTCGTAGCTTGTAACGGCATTGTTATTCCTTATCTTTACAGTTATCAAAGTGCCAACGCTTTGCCATTGCTGGCGATGCTAGTTTTTGGCAATGAGGACATTTTATTTTTGCTTTAGGTTTACCAGTTAAACCTGCTTTTATTTTTGCTTTATGTTCATCTGTAATAATTCTTCCCTTTAAAGCCTCGGAAGTCTTACGCTTTGTTTCTTCAGATGGTTTATAAGTTGTAGTCAATCTGGCTTTGGCAATGTTTGCTCGACCTTCTTCAGACTTAGGTTTTGACATTGCTTGACGATGTTTTTCTGTGAAGATACGACCCGCAAACAACTCACGCATCATTTGCTTGTGTTCTTCAGTATGTTTGTAACCTTTAGCACCATCACCACCATCTGTCATGTTAGTCAATGGTATGCCAATATCACGCATTTCAGCAATTAACAAACACTCAAAATCAATAGCTTGTGCATCTGAAACATTTTCTTCAACTTTGGTAATAATTGGCTTTATACCAAGTGACATAAGTTTACGAATTTTGTTTAGCTTCTTTGACTTGCGCTTGGTGTAATACTTAGCCTCATCTAAATGAGCCTCGCAACGCTTACCATGCCCCTTACCAACGTAAAAGGGCATCCCATTTCTAGGGTCAGTCAGCGTGTAAACGTAAGCGGTGTTCATTAGGCTTTAAATTGTGTGTTGCTTGCCAAGACTGTGAAAGTAGCACTACCTGTCTTGATAATCAAATAACGATAGCTATCAATGCCACTAGCATTACCCGCTGTAGGCGCACCACCTAACCATCTAGTAGTGACTCCAGATGTAGTGCCATCCACTTGAACCACGTTGTTGTAGTAAGCAGTAGAGCCTTGAGTCACCAAGAAAGCCACAGTCATTGATTGACCTGTACTCATTAGAGTATTTAATGAAGTACCGCTAGAGCCTCTGAAGTTTACTGTCCAGTTAGCACTTGCGTTACTTGTGTAGTACAAGACTGACTGAGTAGTAATGTCGTAAGCAATCGTGCCAGTAGCCGCAGTTGCTGATACTGTAGCTACCTCTGCTGCATCGTTTAGAACAATGGCTTGAGTAGACGATGTGCCTGAGAATGTTTGTGTGCCAGTAAAGGTGTTGGCTACGTTGACAACAGCAATGTTAGCCCCTGCTAGAGTAGTAGCACCTGTACCACCATTGGCAATAGGAAGTGTTCCCGTTACGCCAGTAGTTAAAGGTAAACCAGTAGCGTTGGTTAAAACGCCACTAGCAGGTGTCCCCAACTGAGGAGTAGTTAATATAGGGCTTGTCAGGGTTTTGTTTGTCAGGGTTTCAGTACCTGTCAAAGTAACAAATGAACCTGCCGTAAATGCTGCATTAGCCCATGTTGAGCCTGTCCACACAAACAAATTATTAGTCGATGTATTCCAGTACAAAGCACCTGTCAGCAAAGCATTACCATCATTGTCAACAGATGGCGCAGATGCCTTAGAACCTAGATAACGATCATCAAAGTCATCATAAGTGTTAGAAGCACTGGTAGCACTAGCAGCAGCAGCCGTTGCGCTTGTAGAGGCATTTCCTGCGCTTGTAGATGCATTAGAAGCACTGGTAGAAGCGTTAGATGCAGAAGTCGCAGCAGCAGCAGCACTTGTCGCAGCAGATGTTGCGCTACCTAAGATGCCGTCCACATAAGTCTTAGTGGTAGCGTCTTGGGCATTGGTAGGGTCACCCATGCCAGTAATCTTAGACGTACCCATTGCAATAGCACCCGACATCGTGCCACCAGTAGTCGATAACTTACCACTCAGAGAAGTATCAACTTCAGTCTTTGTGTAAGCATCTGTAATACCATAACCAGAGATAGTCGTAGGATTTGTACCTGCTGTGATACGTCCGAATGTGTCAACAGTTACAGACTTGTATGTACTAGCAGTAACACCAGTTGTAGCCAAGTCAATCTCATCAGCACCAACAACAATGCGTGCGCTTGATGCAGTATTCACGTTAAGCGTGTTACCTGTCTTGCTCATGCCAGTACCAGCAGTAACCTGACCAGCACCAGAGAATTGAGCAAAGGTAATTGATGTACTACCCAAAGTACCGCTTGTTGGAATAGTACAAATAAATCCATTATTAGCGTTTACTGTACCGCCTTCAACAAAGGTGTAAGCAGCAACCAACTCAGCATAAGTATCAGCATCAGTTGATCTAGTCCATGAACCAGATGCACACAAGTAGATACCATTATCAGATGCTGTAGTCTGGTCTTTAACCAATACTCGGTCACCTGCAATAACAGAAATTCCGTCTATTGTCTGTGCGCCAGATAACGTAAGGTTAGCAGTAGAAGCAGCGACCACAGAGGCTTTAGCATCAATACCTTGGGCAATAGCATCTACATATGACTTGGTTACCGCATCAGCATCAGCAGTAGGAGTACCAAGACCAGTGATCTTGTTTGTACCCATAGCGATAGCACCAGACATAGTGCCGCCAGACAGATTCAGCTTCAAAGCATCAGCAGTATCTACATAACCCTTAGTGGCTGCATCTGTAGAATTGGTAGGTGTAGCAAGACCAGTAATCGTTCCTACTGTCCCAGAACTCATGTCCAATGTGCCATCAATGGTCACATTATTGAACGTAGAAGTTCCAGATGCAGCAGTTACGTTACCAGTGACATTGCCTGTCAGGTTACCCGTTACATTACCAGTTACAGCACCTGTATGAGTACCTGCTGTGTTGCCAGTTACTGCGCCTGTCAAATTGCCTACAAAGCCTGTAGAAGCGGTTACTGTAGTTCCTGTGATAGCTTGAGCAGATGAGCCACCGATTACCGCACCATTGATAGTTCCACCAGTAATGGTTGCAGAAGACGATGTGAGAGGGCCAGAGAACCCTGCTGTACCTGTCACAGTACCTGTCATGGTAGATGTGCCAGTAACCGCTAAGTTACCGCCTACAGTTACATTGTCACCAGCCGTACCTGCTTGGTAGTCTTTTAACTGAGCCATCAATTGACGGATAGCATTGTTGACCAATGATGGGGCCATGCCCTCCGCTAAGTTAATACTGTTAATGTCAGTATTGTTGCCAGCGGTTGCGCTGTATTCTGAAATCTTGGTCTTTGCCATGTTAGTCCTTATTGGATACCCAAAAGATTACGCTGCTCTTGGTCTAAGTCTTCAATAGACAAAAGACCACGCATTGTTGTTGGTGCAACAGCCCTAAATGGCCCACCAATTGTTTGTGGAGTTTGACCATAACGCATTGTATTAGCCAAGTCTTCTACACTACCTCTACGCATATTAGTTGCAGCGACACGAGAACCTGCTGCACCCAAAGCCATAGGAATACCAACGGCAGGGGCCATTACAGTTGCGCCACCAGTAAATAATCCACTTACAGGGCCAGTGGGTGCAAAGCGACCAAAGAACTTCAACAAATTTTGAACATTGCCACCTTTAGCGGCTTGCTCAATAGCTGTTTGCTCAGTCTTGGTAAACAATCGCATTTTCTTGTCATTCTTGGCAAGTTGACGTAATTGTTTAGCAAGTGAGTTTTCTTCACCAGACTGAGTAAATTTACTTCTATCTAATTTTGCCTCGTTAAGCATATCCTCAAAGACTTCAGACTTCTTCATTCTTGAGTAAGCGTTACGAGCCTCAGACCACAATTGACCTGCGTTTTTCATGTCACCAGAAGCAATTGCTTCTTTAGGAACAGTCATCAAGTAGTTATCGTAGTCATCCAAAAGGATAGATGCCATCCGTCTTTCTTCTGGCTCAATACTTTTTTGACCAGAACGAATCATCTTGCGTAATGCTTGAAGTTCAGTCCAATCTTTAGGTTGAGCAGTAGAAGTTAATTCTTCAATAGCACCAGCAACTTTTGGAAATGCTTTAGGTGTATATCCTTCATCTCGCAAACCTTTTGCAATCTTGTCCATTGAGTCAACAAACTCATCAGTTTTTAACTGAACACCAGACCTTTGAAGTTGGTCATATCTGTCTGTAGCAATTCTGTCTAATGCTTGAGTAGACAATGCTTGCTCTTTTTGAGGACGCTTAACACTACCAGCAGCACCTGTCGCCAATGTGGTAGCTGCGCCATATAAAGGATTTCCAGTAGCTTCTGTGACTGTTTGTCCAGACATAACAGCAGTAGGAGTCACAATTGCTTGAGTCTTTGGTGCAATAGCTAATTGCTCTGCAACACCACGAGAAACAGGAGACGCAGCAGTAGTAGATGCTTTAATCAATGCAGGGATAGTTCTAGCCACTCCTGTCATTGCTTCTAATCCACCACCAACAACTCGCTCGGTTGGTGTTTGTGTCTCTGGCGCAGCAGGTACACCAGCACGAGTCATCAAGTTTTGAATACCTTGAGAAGCTGGCATCAATCGCTTATCAGTAAATGGTGAAGCAATTAAATTCAATAAGGAGTTAACAGCATCAGCAGCAGGAACAGCCATTGAGCCAACAACAGCACCTAGTGGGCCGCCATAAGAGCCAATACCTGCGCCAGTTAATGTAGGGGCCATAGAACGATAAGCTAAACCAGCACCACGCTCAAATGATTCTCTAAGTGTTGGAGATTTTGGTTGAGCATTTTCTAACTCAAACCTACGTCTAAACTCAAATTCTTCTGTTTCATCCATGATTAGCCCTTATTACCTTGTTGGGTAAGCCAATTTTGATAACGCTGCTCTTTTGCAGGGTCATATTGCAATGAAGGTGTTTGCGCTGGTTGAGCAGGAGCAGGTGGCAGTTTAGGTATTGGTGCAGTAATCTGGCTTGCAGCACGACCTGATGCAACTTCAGCAGATTTAAGCAAGTTGTTAAGACGCTCTTGCTTTGTCTTAACTGTTGTTGCACTATCTCCCAATTGTGGGAAATATGATTTCTTGTAACCAGCTAACTGTTCACGGCTATAAGCAGCACCAGTACCCAATGTTAACGCTGCATCAAGAATATCCTCTTGCGCTGCTTCAACAACTTGCCTTTGGTCTGTATTTAATTTGTTTGGCAAAAAGTCTGTGCGTGATACAAAACGAGCAATCTCTGCTGGTGTACTTGGCATAGCCGCTTTAGGGTCTAAACCAATTGCTTCATTCATCTGACCAACGCTGAAGTTCAAACGACTAGCCAATGTTGCGGCTTTACGCTCACCCTCATTAGGCATATTGATTGTTGTGCTTGGACGCTTCTGGTCTTGCAACTGAAGGTAAGCTGACTGTTGATTTTTTGGCAACTTCATAAAGTCTTGAAACTCTTTGATTGAAGCCGCAGGTGCATCAGGTGCTGTATAAAGAACACTCATATTGTCTTTATCAAGAACAACATTACCAACAGTCACAGTATCACGCTTCTTATTTCCAGCAACTAACCTTGGAGGCATACCAGCAGAAATCTCATAAAGCGCACCATTAACTTCTTTGTATTCTGGTTGCATTGCTTTTTGAGATGCTACTAACTCAGCTAAAGTTTTACGTCCTTCAGCAGAACCCACAAGTTGTGGCGCAGCACGAGTCAAATCAAATCTAGGCGCAGTCATGCCTTCACCTACTCGCTGACCCATCATGTCCTCACCATACATCTCTTGAGGCTTAGTTACAGCACCTTGGATAACACCTTGAATTCGTTGTTGTTCAGCTAATGCTTGTTGCTCTAACTGACGCTTACGAATCATCTCCTGCAACTGAGCATTTTGTAACTGCTCTTGCAAAGCACCTTGCATACCGCCTTTGTAGGCTTGCTGACCAGCTTGCAAACCTTGAGCAATAGACTGACCAGTATTCCCTCCTTGGAATAGTCTGCCAGCTAATGCGTAGAGGGCTTGGGCTTGT